GAAACATTATTGAATAGGCTTTGATGTCACAAAGCGAAGTACAGCAACGATAATGCCAATAGCAATAAAGCTAATGCCATAATATTTTGGATCAATAATGTTTTGGACATAAGAAAAATTATCTGCTAAAGCACCAAATATAACAAGAAGCAAGGAAAACCACATAGTCCTTGATTTGTGCATTGCTTTCATTTTTTTTTCAAAATAGGCTTTTTAATAGTTTTTTTAGCTGTTATTGGTTTTTTAACAGTTTTAACCACTACTTTTTTGGCTACTGGTTTTTTCTTTAAAGGCTCACTTAAAGAAACAATATCCATAATTTTTGGTTTCTTACGAAGTAAAGCACAAATAGTTTTAAACATTATTTATCTGCCTTCCTATCTAATTTGTCATCTATTTTGTCTAATTTAGCAAAAATAGCCGCCGCAATTTTGTCAAAATCTGTTTTAGACATATAATTTCCAGCAATTAATATCTCAATTGAAGCAACTTTTTCAATCAAAATTTTATCTGCTAATTGCAATTCTTTAACAGCTTCCCAAATAACTTTTAATACCCAGCCACCTAAAAAGCCTGTTACAGCCAACGCAATATTAAACACAGTTTGGTCAAACATAAAAAGCCTTTTTATAAATAATTTTTAACAATCTCTGGTTTTACAAAACTATTAGGATTATGTTCTGTTGCTTCCCACCAAAGAAACTGATTTTTTGATAGATTATCACGATTTTCAAGTAAATTGGTGTTTTCTGGATGTCCAAATATTAAAGGGTCTGATACTGACCAAAGAACAATGCCCGATTTTTTTTCATCCCAAGCTAAATGCTGAAAAAAGCTGTCTACGCCAATCCAGATTCGACATTCTTGAATTAACTTTCTAAGTTCTGGGATTGGCAAATTTTTACGAAAATCAGGCACTAATTGTTCTTCCCCTTCTACGCCTATTTGAATAATAGGTTCATTAATCATGGAAATTAATTGTTTCCAATAAGGATAGTTTTTAGGGTTAGTTTTGCCATTTCTTAATGTTTTGGCAAAAGGATGAATGATTATCATAAATATAGTTTTCTATAAGCATTTTCTAATGTATCAGTCCATTTCCATTGATCCATCTTGCCATAGATATTCCATTGATCTATGCTACCAAAAAGGTGTTGAGCTTCAGCTATAGAACGACCTTCAACAATTTCTGGATAACAAGTAAAAACAATAGGCTTATTAATTTCAGGCAATATATGACTGAACACAATGTGATCCCCAAGACCAGCATTAAGTACCACAATAGTGTTCCCAGAATAGCTAATGAAGTTTCTGAAAATTTGTTCGTCATGGTCATACATTTCTTTCTTTGTTTCAGCACGAATACCCCCTTGAGGGTTTTTCATGTGCCAAGAAACAGCATTAGGTACAACCCATACTTTATAACCTTTTTGGTGTAAACCATAGGTAAATAGCGTTTCTTCTCTGTGCGCTACTCTAGAAAGCCCTGTATTAAAGTCATAAACTCCTGCCCGATATAAAAAAGAACAATGTAAATGTTCTACTTCCCTAATGCCATCAATAAAATTCCATTGAATATTAGGCTCAGAATCAATGTCTTTAATAAGCCCAGTAGATTTAGATGTGTTTTGTAATGGTGGAGTAAGAATTGCACCACCTACAGCCCCAACATTGGGAAACTGTGTAGCATGGCTATACAAGCTTTGCAAAACTGTGGCTTCAGGAACGCAATCATCATCTACACGCCAAACCCAATCAAAATCCATACGATTAGCCATTTGATGAATGTGATGTTGTCCTTTTTTTTCAGCAAATAACCACTCCCATTCAATACCTTTAATAGCCATTATTTGAAAGAAATGCTGATAAATCATTTCTTTTCGCATATCTTGGGGTTCATCATTGTCGTCAAAAATAACAATTTTGTTAGGTAGCCAAGTTTGATTAATAACAGCTTCTAAAACTAAAGGAAGCGTTGTGTGATAACGCCCCCTAGTTGCTATTGAGCATAGTATTTTAGGCATTATCCCACCTACAAATCATTAAGTTACTTGGGTTTTCAGGTGTAACTTCTTGCATTACATCTGATATTTCACCATTATGGTTAATGTAATTAAAATGAAAACCAGAAAAATTACTTTCATTTAAACCATGCAATTTATGGTGTTCACCCCAAAAGCCTTTAGGCTCATTATGGGGAACTGTAATTAAAAGCCGTTTGCAATGTCGTTTAAGCATTTCAACAATCTCTAATCCATTGTCTAAATGCTCAATTACTTCAAAAGCAATAATGGTGTCGTAGTGGTCAATTCCAATTTTATTAATATCAACATTAACAAATTCGCAATTAGCTCGCCATTTCTGTTCTTTAGCAACTTGAATAATAATTGGATCGTAATCTATACCCATATAAGTATAGTTATCAGGTAAAAATTGACATCCATACCCAGTAGAACAACCAATCTCTAATATAGATGTTCCTCTTAAATTTTGTCTAGCCCAGTTATATCTTTGAGTTTCTCTAGGAAATACTGGATCACCTTTAAGAAATACTGCTCTTTCATAGCTATTTGATAACAAATATCTATAGTGTTCTGGGTTATATTTTTTAGCCAATTTTAATTCATTCTTATAAAACTTTTGTTTCCAATCTTGCACCAAACTGTTGTCATGGACTGTTCCTTCAGCTACATGATATATAGGAAAATCGCCTTTAAAGCCAACATCTACAAGGCTAAAACCATTTTGATCTGCTCTAAAGCAAAAGTCTATATCCTCACATCCACCAGTTTCAAAACTCTCATCTAATAAACCAATGGTATCAAACACTTTTCTATCAATCATTGTGCAAAAGAAAACACCAAACTTTTGATTTGTAATTTTAGAATGTAGGGTTAATACTGAAGATATGTCAGCATGAAAATCATCTAACCTATTTAACCATTGATTTTTTGGTTGCTCTAACAACAAAGTATCATTGTTAAGCAATACTATTTTATTTGTTTTAGCGGCTTTAATACCGACATTAGTGGCTTTGGCAAAGCCTAGAGGTTCATCATTCCACCACCATTGCATATTAGGAATAGCAGTTTTTAAATATTGTAAATACGCTTTAGTGTTATCAGTACAGCCATTAGCAGAAATGACCAACTCTATGTCAGTCATTTCTGTGTATTTTATTATTGAATCAATACAAGGTTTTAAATATTTCTCACAATGATTGTAAGTCGGTATTACTACCGAATATTTTGGGGATTGCATCACTAATCCTTAAAGTTTATTTAAAATTATTGTACCGCAGTTGGCTCTACTGTTTCTGCTGGAACAATTGCTTCTAAAGATTGCTTTAAAAGGGTGATAAAAGCATTTTTTCCCACATTAAGCTGATCCAAATTAAATTGGCTAGAGCTAATTTTTCTGTCTAAATCTACACAATGATTAAATAAAGCCTGTTGCTCTGTGGTTAAATCTTCAAATTGATACTCTACATTGTCGATAGTAATGGGTGTTTTTTTGTTTTCCATTATGTTTCTCCTAGTTAATATTTAAATAATTGATAGCTATTCCAGCCTACCACTTCCGCTATGACTTCTTTTAGGAGTAAAACTAATTCGTCTTTATTGATAGATTCCATAATTCACTTATGCTGGTGGGATTACATCAATTATAGGTGGAATAGTATCAACTACAGGCTCAATAATAGGCTCAACTACTGGAGGAGCATCCCAAGGAAGCGGAGGATTCACCACCGCAGGTGTGTACTGAGCAGTAATCCACGCACTAATCTTGTCGGAATACTCTGCCCACATCCATGCTGGTGTGTAGGTCTGAACCCATCCCATGACCTGCTCTTCGGTGAGTTGGTCGTATGGTGTGGCGGCTTTAGGGTCGCTTGCTGGAATGTCGGTAGAGCCTTGCATAGCAGTACCTACGCCTGTATCGTCTTTACCTTCATAGTTCCAATAGACTCGGAATACATAAAGAGGCACTTCCTGATATACAGGATAAGCCTCCATTGAAGTGATTGTTGTTGTGAATTCGATTGTCATTGTTTTTCCTTAAATTAGCCGATTCGCCAGTTTGTTGCGTCCGAGTAGACTGGTACAGGGTTTGAGCCACCACCAGCAACGATTGAAGCAAAGGTTGTAGCAGTTGCATCCGTTACAAATGCCCTTGCGCCTACTCCGCTTGTTGAAGCAGAAGGTAGAGTAGCTACTGTGTAGTTAGTTGATTTAGTAACACCATAGGTCTGAGTTAGTGTAGTGCTTGTATTACCAATAACTGTAGTGTTAGAACCTAGTCCTACTGCTTGGTAGCCAATAGCAATTTCATTGGTAGTATTGTTTGCTGAACCTATAGCAGAATATCCAATAAATACATTGTTTGTACCTGTTGTTGTTCCTACGCCACCAGCACCATTATAGTTACCAGCGTTGTTTCCAATACCTATATTGTTACTACCAGTTGTTACGGCTGCTAATGCTTGAAATCCAATGCCTGTACAATGGTTTGCACTTGTAGCACTTTGTAAAGCCCCAGCACCAATAGCTTCTATTTGAGTGCCTGTAGCATTTGATTTTGCTGAACCTACACCTACAGCAGTTACATAAGTTGCTGTTGTTATAGAGAATCCAGAAGTATGGCCAACCATTACATTGTTTGTACCAGTAGTATTACTATACCCAGCTTGATAACCTACTGCGGTGTTGTTAGAAGCGGTGGTGTTAGAGTAAAGGGCTGAAGAACCAACAGCAGTATTATTTGCGCCAGTTACTGTTCCTCCGCTTGTGTTTCCGTTTAGTGCTGCATAACCTAGAGCAGTGTTATCGCTTCCCAGTACCCAAAAAGAAGAAGCCTGTCCTACGCTGGTATTTTTTGAGCCTGTGCTGTTGGCATACAATGCAGCGTAACCTATTGCAGTTAAGTTTGTACCAGTTGTATTACTATAGCCTGCTTGATAACCATTAAAAGTATTATTTGTTCCCGTGCTGTTTGTGTACCCAGCCTGATAACCCACCGCCACGTTGCCTGTTCCTGATTGCAGAGTAGCTACTGGCACAGAGAATCCACTACCAGTACCACCAATAGATGCAGAAGGTGCAGTTAATACTGTCGTAGTATCTTTAAAGCCAACACCATTAGATGTTAGTGTGACTGTGGTAACTACTCCACCAGCGACTACGATTGTTGCAGTAGGGTAAGTGAGTGCAGTAGAGCCACTTGATAGGGTCATTACTACACCAGCGTATGTACCATTGGTGTAGCTTGAACCACCTGTGATTGTGCCAAGTGTGGCTACGTTGGTGGTGTTTGAGTAAAGGGCCTGTGAACCAATAGCAGTTAAATTAGAAGCAGTTGTATTGTATGTTAGAGAAGAAGAACCAAATGCAGTATTGGAACTGCCTGTAGTATTTGAATTAGCACTTAATCTTCCAAAGAAAGAATTATAACTTCCAGTTGTTGTATATTGACCCGCAGAATATCCAAAAACAGAGTTACCAGAAGATGTTGCAAATTGCAAACAAAAAGAACCAAAAGCTGAGTTTTGATTAGTAGTTGTACTAGCATTTAAAGCTAAATTACCGAAAGCGTTATTATATGTTCCTGATGTATTAGATGATAATGCAGAACCACCAAATGCAGAATTATATCCTCCAGTAGCCGTAGCCGCCATAGCACCAGCACCCACAGCCGTATTCGTACTTACACCACCACCACCTAGTCCTACCCTTACACTATTAACATATAAGTCTTGTCCTATTGCTAAATTCCTAGCACTTCCTGTACCAGCATTTTGAGTAGAGATAGTTGCTGTATTGGCAGTAGTAGTCCAATCTACAGATAGACGCTCATAGTTACTAGCATCTGTATAGGTGTTATATAGTCTAAAGGCTTGTGCATTGGTAGAGTTGCGTTGTGCTAGAGTGTTGGCTGCGTCACGGTAAAGCATTGTATCTGGACTATCTATTCCTACCGACCCAAAAGCAAATCTTCCTGCCGGTGCAACTACTATTTCTCCATTGATATTGTAACTAAATCCTTGATATGGATTACCAGCACCTCTTGTGAATACTAATGCGCCATTTGAACCATAAATTCCTGATGTTGACGAACCAACACCAATAGCTGGAACACTTGCAGAACCAAAAGCAGTTAACACCTGACCACTAGGCACATTAATATTATTAGTAGTAGTAACTGCTACTGTAGTGGTAGGGGTATAGGCAGAGGCTACAGAGCCTAGTTCTAGTTGTGCGCCCCATGCATATACAGAATATGCCTGACCTAGATTGAATCCAACCTGCCAAGTAGTAGCACCGATGGGCGCAGTTCCAGATAGTGTATAGCGTGTCCAGGTGGCGGTTGGGATAACAGTTGTTGTTGCAAAAACAGCAGAAGTGGAATCATTATAAATGTATAATGGAACCGAACCCCCTGTTGCATATTTAAGCCAAACGCTGAAAGTGTAGGTTTGTCCGGCAACAACAGAAAGACCTGTTTCCCTTGTTGCTTGGGATATCGTAGATGTTACCTGTGCTGCGGTTGTTGTTCCATCCGGAGCAGTTGTAACATTATCAACAATAGTAATTCCATTAAATAAACTCCACCCACTTGCATTACTAAATTGTTGAGAATACTTTAATAAATTATTCCCACCCTGTAAGTTCAGACTCTTATCAATTACAGCACCATTAAAGCTAGACGCTCCTGTTACTTGTAGGACTCCTGTGCCTTGGTCGTAGGATTGGTTTACTAAAGTATTACCTTGTGGGGAATAGGTGAGTAAAGGTGCGCCAGCAAATGAGCCAGCATTGTTATATTGAATCTGTGTGTTTGAGCCACCAGCAGAAGTTCCACCAGAGTATCCAGAGATGCCAGAGTAGCCGGAGATACCACTGCCACTGTAACCAGAGATACCACTACCACTGTAGCCAGAGATACCGCTAATTCCAGAATATCCGCTATAACCGCTAATTCCAGAATATCCGCTATAACCAGAGATACCGCTATAACCGCTAATTCCAGAATATCCGCTATAACCAGAGATACCGCTATAACCGCTAATTCCAGAATATCCGCTATAACCGCTAATTCCAGAATAACCAGAAATACCTGAATAACCGCTAATTCCGCTATAACCACTTATTCCTGAATATCCACTAATTCCACTAAAACCAGAAATACCAGAAAAACCAGAATATCCTGAAATACCAGAACCGCTATATCCGCTAATGCCAGATCCGCTGTATCCCGAAATACCAGAATAACCTGATATGCCGCTATACCCACTAATGCCAGAATAGCCACTAATTCCAGAATAGCCAGAAATGCCGCTAAATCCGCTAAAGCCGCTTATGCCAGAGAACCCTGATACGCCTGATCCAGAGTAGCCAGAAATTCCAGAGTAGCCTGATTGACCACTAAATCCTGAAATTCCTGACCAACCAGAATAACCACTAAAACCGCTTATGCCAGAATAGCCAGATGTACCTGAATACCCACTATACCCAGATATGCCGCTAAAACCTGAATAACCAGAAATACCAGAAAAACCAGAATACCCTGAAATACCAAATCCAGAAAATTGTGTCCAAATAATGGGGGTTACATTAATTGTTCCCTCTACTGGAGCAAGAGCTACCCAGCCAGTATTTGTGTTATATGTACCATATTGAACAAAAGTAAAAGCACTTGGCACTTCTGACCAAACATTCATATCTGCTGTTCTAACCCATACATCAGAACTAGCTACATAAATACCATTTTGAGCAGGGCTGTCTTGGTCTTTGACCAAAACACGATCCCCATTTACAGTTTGATAACCATCAATAATTTGCAAACCAAATAAAGCAATATTGCCACCGCCTTGTGCAACTGTTGTTGTGGCACATTGAGATTCTGCTTTTGGTGTCATGCCTTGAACTAAATAGTCGGCATATTCTTTATTTACTAAATCAGTAGGGTTTATAGGAACAGAATCAACTTGTCCTGTAGTAGCCCTCATATTTTGCAAATAAGCAGAATAAAGATGGTTTTCTAGACCATAAGTTTGAACAAAAGCATCTGAAGAACCAGCAGTATCTAAGTTAACTGCAAAAGAACCAAAAGCCCATGCTTGAGGAATAGTACCTTCATCTCCACGAATAACTGTTAAAACATCACCTGTTCTGGCGGTTACTAAAACAATTTCGTTTATTAATGCGTTTGTAGAATTAACTAAAGTAAGTTTAAATGCTTGACCAATTTCTGGATTAGGAAAATATGTTCCAGTACCACTAGCTAAATAAATAGTGGTATCAGAAGGGGTTACTGGTAATGCAAGTGTAGTTTGCGCTTGGTTAGCAAAAAGTAAAATAGTCAAGAGCTATACTCCATTAAATAAGATGTAGCCCTTATCAATAATTCAGAAGAATCTTGAAATAAGCCTAATCCAACATTACACTTAAAACAAAGTAATCCTCTAACTTTTTTTGTTTTATGACAATGATCTACTGCCAAAGGTTGATGAATTCTTGCCCTTCTGTTTCTTTTTTGATCAGAATCATCTTTTCCACAAATTTTACATTTATTATTTTGTAATTTTAAAAGTCTAGAATATTCTTCATAGTTTATTCCGTATTTTTCTAGATTTTTATTTACCAAACCAACAATATATTTTTCTGTTTTTCGAAAACGAGCGGCAGCTTCTCTGCCTTGTTTTAACTTTTTTTCAGATGTTATTGTCATGGTAAACCCTAAGTAATACTATTAAAGAATACTGTAAGTGTCGTTTGCTACGCCAGTAAATTTAATTTTTGTAACTGGAAAAGTTAAAACATAATAAATTTGACCTGTTGCAGTTCCAGTAGGAGTAACTGCTGTAAGAAAAGTAGCTCCACTATCTAAAGATAACTGAATTGCTCTACCACCATCCGCAGAATTTAAAACAATTGTGGCTGGATAAACCAGATTAGGCAAACCTACAGTAGCGGTTGTGCCAGTTAATGTGCCTGTAATGGGGCTACCATAGTTGTAAGTCATAGTTAAAATCCTTCAGGTTTTGGATATTTAGCCTTAATTTCTAGGCATTTTTGTTTATATTCTTCCATTGCTTCTTTGTTATCAGTAATATAAGCATCAATAAAATCACCAATATCGGGATAGCTATAAATGCGTTTTCTATACCAATCTTGTGCATCAAAATCAGATTGTTGTTTTTGAAGAATTAAAGCTTCTCTTTCTTCAATAGTAATTTCTTTTTTATTACCAATTAAATGATTTTGAGATCCATCTTTTGGATACGCATGAACAATATTATTTTCATCTACAAAATGTTTCATTAAACTAGCTCCCACCATGAATTGACTGATCCACTAGAGCTAATGTAATAAGTAGCTCCGGGCGGGATAATTGCCGCCATATTACAGCTATAACCACCGCATCCATTAAACTGTGCCGCCCAATTAGCTACTAAGTTACCATTGATCCAAATAGAACCATTACCGCCACCATTACAGCCAGAATTACAAAATGCTTGAATGTATTTACCAGTTGTATTTGTGTAGGTAGTAAAAGAAGTTTTTATCCCTGTGTAATTAGTCCAAGTCGATCCTAAAACAGGGACAGTTGAAACAGCATTTTCAACAAAAGCAGTTGAAGCTATTTGAGTAGTACTTGTACCATTTGAAGCTGTTGGAACTGTTGGAATACCAGTTAAATTTGGGCTATAAAGTGGTGCATAGTTAGCTAAATTGTTTTTTACATAAGCTGTATTGGCAATAATAGTACTATTGTCATTAATTGCTGGTGTTGGAACTCTAGGAGTTCCAGTAAACGTTTGACTATTAATTAAAGCATAAATATTTAAATTAATACTTCCATTAGTAAGAACCCACGCATTATAGGTAGAGCTATAGCTTAAAGTAATTGGGTATCCAGAAGAAGGAATTTCACCACCAATAAGGGCTGTAGCATTTACAGAAAGAACAGGCAAAACCCCTGTTGCTGTAGATCCTAAAGTTAAGTTTAAAGTAGTTGCTCCAGTATTGGCAAAAGCAGACTGAATAACAATAGACATCCCGTTAGGGACTGTTGTTAAAGACGAAGGAATAGTAGCAGTTAAAGCGTTTGCTGATCCACCAGCTACTCCAAATAGATAATATTGATTTTGAAGCTGAACAGATTGAACCAATCCATCCATTACGCCAGCAGTATCAAAATTACCAACAATATCATTTAATAAAAAAGGCGTTCCAGAAGTTCCTTCTTGACCTCTAACTACAGATAAAACATCTCCTAATCTGCCATTACAAAGGCAAATTTCATAGGTTGTAGATGAAGCGGCACTAACCAAGGTAACCATAAAAGCTTGACCAGAAGCAGGGTTTGGGAAAAGCGCACCTGTTCCGGGGGCTACTGTAATGGTAGTCTGAGTAGCATTAATAGGTGATGCCAGCGTTGTTTTTGCATTATTAGCATAAAGCTGAACAGTCATAACTTTTCCTTAGTCTTGTCTGCTTGCATTACCAAGCGATTTACCACATTGTAACTAATTACAAACGCAAGTGGGAGCGTATTTGGGTTTGTAAGTCCATGTTATATATTTATCCATGCTTGATTAATATCATCAGCACTTGAAATTTTTTGCTGAATTGGGGGTACTAAATTGCCAACTTGTTCTTCTATACTTTTCTGTGCCGCTTTAGCATCAGCTAAATTAGAGCAAGCAGTATATTGACCAGTAAAAGTATCAAATACTTGGTAATCATCTTCTTGGTCAAAACTAAAAGGATCTACGGGAGTCCATGTTATCGAACCATCAGGATTATCAATATCCATATTGACTGAAAATCTTTCTTTTTGATTGACAATGTATTCTTGTTTATTGGAAGTCTGTTTATTTGTAGCGTCATCTAAAGAATTATAGTAATCATAAACTCCTGTAACAGTATTTAATACTCTGTATGATCCATAAATAGGATTTGGGTTTAATAAAATTATATTAGCTTTTTCATTAATAAGCCAAAGTGCAAAATCATTTTGATTATTATCTTTTAAAGTTTGAATAGCAAGGTTGTATTCCATGTTATTTAACCCTAAAGCTACGCCTGTATCAATTCCTTCTTGACAAGCGTTTAATTCTTTCATTATTTCTACTGTAATAATCACGATACTGCTCCATATACCCTAGTTGTATCCCCAGAAACCCAAGAAACTGAATAACCATTAAGTGCAACTGCTTTACCGCCAAATGCTCCGGGGTATGTAGTAGAAGTGATGTTGTTGCGCCCAGT